CGCGTATTTGTCGTCACTGTGGTGCGGAAGAGGAAATTGCAAAAGGTTCAATCTGGCGTGGTAAATGTCAGGATTGTGCGCACAAGTGGGATGATGATGATAAGGATGGTGAGTCGTGTCAATTGTTGATTACGCGTGAGGGTAAATTATCGACAGTGGATTTAGTTAAACAGTCGATTGAGTATAAACACGCGTGTGGTCGTGCTGAGTTGCATGAGAAATTAATAGGTTTTGCTGGGTATCAACAACATTGTAAGAATTTGGGGTTGTGTTTACTTGGTGGATGTTGCGCTAGTGATAAATGCACGTTAAAGCACGATTGTCCTTATGGTTTAAAATGTCGATATGGCGATAAATGTTATAATCTCCATCGTAATAAGGATGTTGCGCAAAGATTTGCAGTCACTGGTGTTCCAGAGAGGTTGCAGGAACAAATTTATGCAAAAGAACGCCGGAGTGCAGAGTATGCAGCAGCTGGTCATCGTCTAGATATTAAGGCGAAGCCCTTTGTTTGGCCGGCAGCAAAAAGCAATTTGGATTATAAGCATACAATGCAGGAAGAAGCCAAATTGGTACAAGAGTTGAAGAATCAATTGGCGAATGTGGATTTGGATGCAAAGATTTTAAGAACTGAGAATGAGAGTCTCATGAAGCAGTGTCGTGAGTTGATTAAGATGAAGGCAGAAGCATTGTTGGGAGGTCATCAGTTTATTAATCCACAGTGCGTAGGTTTAGTGCGATCGGAATATGGTAGTTTGGATGTGCAGTTTGTAGCTAAAAGTGATGGTTTGCGGTGTGTGTTTGCCACTCATGTGTTGTACGATCAGAAGGGGAATAACCGAACAACTAATTATCTGGAAATTGTTGGCCATCACGGAGAGAAAGTACGGATTGATGCGAGTTATGTTGTTGATTGTACTGAAGGTGTCACTGATAAAGGTGTTATTGATGTTAGTTATGTTGATTTGGAACATTCAGGTAACGCCAAGTTGTTTATACACCAGCGGACGATCAAACTTCGTGAGGTTACGCAGGCGGATGTAGGGAAGCCCGTAGCTATTTACACAGTTGACAAAGGCGGGCAACATCGTTCTGCGGTTGGGCAAATTATCAGGTTGGATAAAATGTTGGTACATAATGTGCCTACGGTTAATGGTAATTGTAGTGCATCATTAGTGGATAATGATGGTCGTTTAATTGGAATTCATGTCCAAACCGATGGTATTATGAATTATGCTGTGCCTATGACGAAAGGTTTAATTGCGCAGCTTTCAAAAAACTAAATGTGGACGTTTGTGATTATTATGGTGTTATTGTGTCACGTTTTGAGTGGTTTGAAGAGTTCCGCGGAAGGAATTTGGATAAATTGAGTGTGATGCGTAACAAACGTCCTAGTAAATGGTTTGGTGTGTGGTATGATGTGGAAAAGTTTGAGCCTGAGTTAAATTATTGTGGTGCAGTGGATCGGTTTACGAAGTATGTGCCTAAACGATTAGTTAATCCTATATTTGAAGATTGGAAGAGTGATTGTGGCGTGAAATTTAAAGATGAATATCAGCGTACGCCGTTGAATCACGATGCTTTAGAGAAGAATTTTCTTAAATATAAGCGTGGAAAATTTAGTTTAAGGGTGAATGAGTGGAATTTGGCTCTTGACTGGGCATTGCGATGGATTCAACCACGATGTATGAGTGAGTCAGCTGATATGGGTGAAGTTATTAATCAGTTAAATCGCCAAAGTTCGCCAGGTTGGCCATGGAATTCAGTTTGGATTAAGAAAGGTTTAATGATGGATTATGTTGACTTGTCGTTTATTGGTTTAAAGGATTACGAAAGCGTCGTTGGTGGTTATTTGGGTGGTGATGGTTCAGTGTTTTTGAAAGTGTGTAACGAATTTTGGGATCAGCTTGTGGTTGGTAATCCCGTTAGTTTTTGGACAGTTGCATTGAAGGACGAAATGCGGCATGTGGATAAGATAAGAGAAAATAAGATTCGAACTTTCACGGCTAGTGCAGTTGAACATACTGTTGCCACTAATATGTTATGTGCTGAGTTTAACAACAGATTTTATGATATGAAGGAAGAAGGTCCTAGTGTTGTTAGTATGAGTAAGTTTCGTGGTGGTTGGGACCGGTTGTTTAGACGTTTAAACAAACACCCAAATGCATTTGAATTCGATGAAAGTAGTTA